TGTTATCCCAACATCCATTGATGTCCGAATGTGCTGTAGGTATTAACGCACATGGACCTGAAATGGACCAGCTTTTCAAACATATTCGTAAATTTGGAAAAGAACGCGGCTATGCTGGCGATTATGCCAAATACGATTTACGTATGCCTGCACAATTGATTTTTGTGGCTTTTGACGTAATGATTTCGTTTGCACAATGTTTCCCTGATAATTATACTCAGGATGATATTTGTGTAATGCGGGTCATAGCAACAGAGGTGGCATGTGCGGTTACTGCCTATAATTGTGATTTTATTCAATTTATTGGATCTAATCCGTCAGGCCAATCGTTGACAGCGTATGTCAATTCTATTGTGAATTCTTTATTGCATCGCTGTGCATTTTATGCATGGCAGGATGGAAGAATGTGGAATGCACGTTTTAAGGATTACATTAGTTTGATTACGTACGGTGACGACTATGGTGGTAGTATATCCAAAGTAGTTGATTACAATAACGTAGATTTTGTTAAATGGTGTGAACAATTTGATATGGTTGTGACACCACCGGACAAGACGTCAGATGTAGTTGATTATTTGGACTGTGATGAGCTGGATTTTCTGAAGAGAAGACCGAGGTATGATGAGGAGTTGAACCTTTATATGGGTATCCTCGATGAACAGTCTATCTTCAAATCCCTTCATAGTAATCTTAAGTCTAAGACAGAAACACCAGAGACTGTTGCCAGTAGTTGTATTGGTTCAGCACTCACTGAATGGTTTCTGTATGGACGTGAGAAGTACGAAGATCGTCGTGCGCAAATGAAGGAAGTTGCTGAGAGGCATGGTTTGACCGAAATGGTACATGGTTTGGACTTAGATTATGACGATCGCGTCGCTAAGTTTAGATTAACTTATTTCGGTCAGACCTAGTTTTGGCACCGTGTTCCGGGAAACACGTTAAACATTCCCACCTGTTGGTGACAGGAAGCGTGATGCTTTATAAATCACCGGTCACACACTGGTTACCATGAATGGTCCGATTGTACATACTGTAGGATCATTTATAGGCTTTGTGTGACATAGGCACTCGTAATGAGTACCCGTATTTACGGGGGTGTTTAGCCAACACACCAATGTATGTCGCCGGCTATTCTTTGAGCGGAGAATAGTACGGTTGTATTTGTAGTAGCTTAGTGAAAGTAAATTTAATGTAACAATAAACAAAACTAATCAAAGAACTCAATCAGAGATGGTAGCTTTTAAAGACGCCACCTCAACCTGGGAGTATAGAGTGGATAGTGATCCAGATTATACTTTTGGGATTTGTGATAGTAACGATGCTGATCTTGGTAATTTCTTTTCAAGACCAGTTAAGATACAATCATATTCCTGGGGAACAGGAACTACTTTATTCGAGAATTTTAGGCCGTGGGCTGATTATTTTAATAACCCCCGCGTGCTTAATAGGATTTCGAATTATAATTTGCTACGTGCGAAACTTCATCTTAAATTTGTCATTAACGGCAATGGGTTTCACTACGGACGCGCTATAGCGTCCTATTTACCGTTACCCGACGATGATGATTTTGCCACTACGCGGTCCTTTTTCCCCCAAGACCTAATTGCGGCGTCCCAACGCCCGCACGTATATTTGGATCCTACTTTGTCTCAAGGAGGGGACATGATTTTGCCATTTTTCTGGCAAGAAAATGCCTTGAACATTCCGCGTGCGGAATGGTCAGCTATGGGTGAAGTATTTATTCAAACAATACAAGGTCTTAAACATGCAAATGGAGCTAATGATTCTGTGACCATTTCTGTATTTGCTTGGGCTGAAGATGTATCTTTAGCCGTACCTACAAGTGTTGAGCCTGGTACTATTGTACCACAGGCACAAGACGAGTATGGAACTGGGCCAATAAGTAGGCCCGCTTCTGTGGTAGCTAAAGCTGCCGGTGCCTTGCGTGATGCGCCTATTATAGGGCCATATGCACGGGCTACCGAGATAGCTGCGTCTGCCACGTCCGCTGTAGCGACAAATTTTGGATTTTCACGTCCAGCCATACTGGACAGTATTGTACCATATCGTCCTACAGCATTTGGTAACGTTGCCAACACTAACATGCCTGATTCTACTACTAAGTTGACTACTGATGCTAAGCAGGAGTTAACCGTGGATTCACGCACTACAGGGTTGGCAGGGACTGATGAGATGACAATCAAAAGTATAGCCGCAAGAGAATCGTATATCACACAGTTTCCTTGGACTGTAGCTAATGCAGCTGAAGATGCATTATTTCAGATCGAGGTGACACCACAAGTGTGGGATGCTAATTCTACTTTGGCATTACCGGAAATACATTTACCAGCATGTGCTTTCGCCACTTTACCTTTTGAGAATTGGCGAGGTACTATGCGGTATCGTTTTCAGATTGTGTCATCTGCCTACCATAAGGGAAGACTTAAAATCGTCTATGATCCATATGCATTTGCGTCTAATGAGTATAATACTAATTACACGTATATTGTGGATATAGCCGAGGATAAAGACTTTACGGTAGACATTGGATGGGGTAATGCTCATCCGTGGGCTCAAGTTTCAGGTCCGGGTAGATTGGGTGATCTTTTCGATCCACCATTTGAAAACGGTCCAACGACTCCATCATCCCCACCACTACGGCGCGCTAACGGTGTTTTGCGCGTATATGTGGTGAACGAACTTACCATTCCCAATTCCACAATTAATAATGACGTTGCTATTAATGTTTTTATTTCAGCTGGGGAAGATTTATGTGTTGCTAATCCCAACTTTCGTATTGATGATTATTCGTATTTTAATGCACCTAGTCTCATCGCCCCCCAGGGCGAGGATGAGATGCAAGCTACGGATCAGGATACGACAGATGAACCTAGTAAACCTATGAATCAAGAGACTGATCATTTGATGTTAGCCAGGCAAGATAACGCCACGGCTTATGATCATGTGTTTTTTGGGGAAACCATAACATCATTCCGTGCACTATTAAAGCGATATAATAGGGCATATTTCACTACTACACGGTTACCATCGGCTAACACCGTATATTTAACTCGTGTAATAAGAAGGGCTTTTCCCCCTTATCGCGGTTTTGCACCTGGGGGAGAATATTCCACAGCACAAGGCGATTATAATTATGGTAATATGACATTATTAAATTATTTGACGCCTGCTTATGTGGGATGGAGAGGTTCACTTAGATATAAAGTGGGCTTCATACAAGGGGCCACTTCTACCGTTAATTCTGTTATAGTTGTAAACAGACTTCCCGGTAGTGGTGAAGGAACTAGTGCCGATGCTACCGTTTTGAGCACCATTAACCCAGTTGCCACACTATCTGTGTTGCAAGAAGGGTTGGTGTCCACGGCATCCGGCGCACATGCTACAGCGACAGACGTTAATCCTATTTTGGAATTTGAAATGCCTTATGCTGAAGCTGCGCGTTTTTCACCCGCGCGACGTGCCGATGTTACTAGTGGTCATGTCGACTTTTTCGATACGGCATTTGCTTTGACCACTATCACTCGGTCGGTAAACCCGAGTGCAGCTAGTTCAGTGATGTTCGATTATCACACGGCCGCTGGAGAAGATTTTTCACATTTCTTCTACATCGGTCCCCCCATCTTATATTTAAGAGGGGTCGCTCCTTCCAATTAGGGAGGAACTACGTCTCAGTAGCTATGTTCGTTTGCTACGAGACAACAAATCCTATGGGCAGTCCATAGGTGGTCTTAACGGGCCGGAACTGATGTTCCAACTGCCACAATCAGATTGATTTTGGGTTTTTAAGTTGGGCATCAGCCCAATGGAATTTTACCAAGATTGCATCTTATTGTGGCAGCTTTGGCTGCGCGTCC